CCACAAGCCATATTGCAGATTGGATTGGATCTTTATCTACGGCAAAAATGTTCATGTGTTATTTTCCAAATACCTTATTGCGTTCTGTAGAATCATTATATCATCTTTTGCATTACCAAGCAAGGTATTACAACTGAAACATAGAAGTCCTCTGACATTTCCTGTGGTGTGAGAATGATCTACACACAACTTATCGTAACGATGATCGGTATCGTTTCCGCATATATCACACTTGAAGTTTCGCTGCTCATGCATTTGAATAACTTCCTCTTGCGTCAGGCCATACTTCTTATAATAGTGACTGTATGCTTTTGTTCCTTCACCGCGCATTTTTCTCATATACTTGGTATTATATGTGCGATAGCAATCTTTACACCAAGGCTTGATGCCATTCTTATATTTGTAAAACGATTTGGTCTTGGGATTGGCTTTAGGAAAGCAGTCAATGTGTTTTGTCTCGTTGCATTGACTGCAAACCTTTTGTTCTCCGTCTTGTGTGGTACGCATGATGTTACTCCTTATTACAGGAGTATTTAGTAAATATCATCTTTACATCATTCTCACATCATTCAATTCCAAAAAGTTCTTCAATCCTATTGGCCGAATACTCTAATGCTTCATTAAAACCGTCATAGTAATCCGTTTCCGAGATTTGATACTTACTCTCACGTAAGGTTCTACTACACTCTCTTACGATAAACTCGGCAAACTGTTCAGCATTAAACTCGCGGTGAGCTGGATTCCAACACATTTCTGCGATTTCTTGTAAGAGTTTATTTTTGAACTCACTCATCACTTTACCATCCACATCGCAGACTGGATTGGATCTTTATCGATTGCGAATATGTTCATTTAATCCTCAATTGCGTCGATGCGGAACACTTCGCCGGGTTCGACGTTCAGTGTCCGATCAATATCAGGTTCGCCGTCTGGACTCCATGAGCGAACACGGATCTTTCTTACGCCAGGCGGCACTTTCCAGACAGCATGATTTTTTGCCGCAGCATTAGCAACAATAGCAAAAAATGGCAGGGCTGTCAACCCTGCCATGAGTTGGCGTCTAAACATCACTTAATCTTTCGGTAAGTCACGCCACCAGTCAGAACAAGAGCCGCTAACCAGTTCCAGAATGTATACTCAATCGTCAGGAATGTACCGAACAACTGATTCCATGCCCACATGAAGATTAGTGGTGCGATGGCTACAATCAACAGTGTACCAAGAATAGCGCCGAGCATCGCGGCGCTATCTTCCATTTTGTCTTTAAACACTTACATCTCCTTACTTGAGGAAGTTAGCCACATCGATACCGTCCATGCTGTCCCAGTCAGGATCAACAGAGTAGGTACCACCAGCATACTCACCAGCGTTCTTCATGTTAAGTTCAGCCAGCAAAGCATCGGCCTGCTTGTCAGCCGCGTCCTTGAGAACCTGACGAGCAGCCTTCTTGACAGGCGCCGAAGCGGTCTGCTTGGACTGCCGCACCTTGACAGGCTTAGACGCCTTCGTCTTTGCGACCTTAGCGGCCTTGGTGAACACGGCATTAGCCGCCTTAGCAACCTTAGCTGCCTTCGCGTCCGCGCGGGCGCGAACCTCAGCAGCATTGGCAGGCTCAGCGATCAGAGTATAAGACACGACCGCACGGCCGTCTTTCTGAACACTGAACTCAAAACCATGACGGTTCTTGAGGAACGAAATATACTTTGCAGCATAATCGCCGTAGCCGACATGGGTATTAATCTCAGACGGAGTGACCGCCTTACCGATTTCAAACAACTGGAGAGCAAGAAACTCACCACGAACTTCACGACCAGCAATCTTAGCCATACATTAACTCCTTTGTGTGTATGTGTTTTTAACGGAAGAAATCCTAGCAGGAACACTAGGCATTGTCAAGCACTTTCAGGTTGCATCGCATAGTCATCCCAGAGAATCTGCTCCAGAATGGTTTTGACGGTAAACATGTCAACCCTAGGCTCATACATGTAAACGTAGGCATAAATGCCATCCGCATCAGTAAAGCCTTTTTCCATGGCGGTGTAGACCAATTCTTCAACGCCAATTAGAAAATCTTTGTAAGCACTCATGCATACCTCCTACGAGTTGGATCGGTGTCAACTAGGCATTCGTTCTTGTCACGGGTCCAGCGAATGCCCGGCTTAGACTTGGTGATGGCCTTTTCGTCAAGATACGAGAAGCCGCGATATCGGTTCGCGGTGACCAGCGCCTGCTCTAGAAGATCAATCAGACCGGTGCGCCGAGCGACCGAAGCGACCGAGTCGCCGTCAGGATAGTCGGCAGCCAGATAGCCGTTTGCATACTCCAGAAGCGCATCAATCGGGATGGTCTTCTTTTCTTTGGCTTTAGCCATTAATGAGTTTCTCCGAAGCGGATGTTAGAGGGAATATCCTGCTCAAACATGTGAGCCAGGCGGATGAAGGTAGCCATATTCTCAAGATCGCCCTTCTCGGCCGCGGTAACAGCCAGCATAAGCTGCTGAACCGCACAGCGGACATTGACATTTTCGTGCCGAGTGACGGCATCAGGAATCTTGATCTTACGAGACGTCATTAGAACTCCTTGTTCATGATATACTTGGTGTTGTAGCCGCTGGCGTTATTGCCAACCCGCTCATAATCCACACTACGATACCCAGCCGGTCGATCCGGCGCCTGACTGTAAGTCTGCCGCTTAGAAGTGACGGGCATATACTTTTGCGGGCGATACTTGGGCAGTCTGGACTTGAGAACGTTGATACAACCACCACGCGCAAGAAACTCGCGGATCAATCGGTCAGTGTCGGTCATACTTCTCTCTCTTCTCATACACTGGATATAGTGATTCTGACCTCGGACTACAAGGGTAAACCTCATGCAAAAACCGAATAGTGCTATGCGCCGAACGCATATCTAAGCCCTTGAAAAGATTGACAAATTTGATATAGCTAAGTCATTGAAATCATTAAGAAAAAATGAAAGCGCCTGGAGCGTGCCAGGCGCTTGTCGGCTTCCGTCAGGCAGCCCTAGCGACCATCTCCTCAGCCTGCTTCCGGAGAGCGTCCTTGTTGACGGGCGTGATATCAACCCGCTCACAGTTGCGCTGCCAGGCCCACACCACGTCCTGGTAGACCTCTGCAACCTTACCGTTACGTAAGGCCTTCTTGACCTTAACGTCAGAGGTGGCGATAGCCAGCTTCTTTTCAACGGAGGCGCGCCAACCCATACCATAGGTTGCATCCATCTGAACTACAACCTTTCCGATAGTGCCCTTACCGCTCTTGCCCTTTACAACCTTAGCGATAGTACCCTTCTGGATCTGGCGGGCCTCATATTCTGCTTTGTTTACAAGGTCTTGGAAGTAAAGCCCGATCTTCCAGTCACGGTAAGCCTGCTTGACCTCATCGGTCGCGTCCACAGTGATCTGGACGGGTTTCCAGTCGGGTCCGTTCATATCGTACACGTTGACCAGTACATGCTTGGCACGCTTCTCCTGAGCGTCCCAAACGATAGCCCAGTCGGCCGAACCCCATACATCGGACATGATCCGATAGCTGGAATCATGTTTCTTTTCAAGCACATAGCCAGCCCAGTCGGTCTGGGAGTCATAGAAGCCATTGTGCTGGACTGTCCAAGCGATAGCCATAGGCGAAGTCTCCAGTTATTGTCTGATGACCTGGATATAAAGGGTCGGAACTAGAAATTCAAGCTTTTCATACGCATAGCAGGTATGCTCTGGAAACATACCTCCTTACGTTACGTCATCTGTAACTTTTATGGTTACTATAAAAATCGTCTATTTCATCCGCCTCATCGGAATGTTCGGTATAAACTTTTGTCCAATTGCGGATAGGACGGCGTTTATTGCCCTTTCTAAATTCTGAATAGTCTTCATCATCATGATCTTCATTAGTACCATAATAGTTCTTCTTATACTTCATGTCAATACGCCTTTGATAAATTCAAACCTTTCTTGTTAAACTTGTCACGCCATTTTAGAAACGAAGACCCGTGACCAACTTCCTCGTTATAGATGTATTGATAGTGATGAACCATTTCGTGGGCTAACACTTCAACGAAAAATTGTTTTGATTTGTATCGCTTGTTCATGAGCAACTTTGCTGTACCAGAGCCGGGATTGGTCTGATCATAATCATACCACGCATGGGCGCCTCTGCGCCAGCGGATGTCGATCTCATCAACCTGTGGGAGGGATTCATTGAATAGTTCGCGGTTGAGGATGTTGAACCATCTCTGGCAATCCTCAACCGTTGTTTCGTAGGTCAGTTCACAATTTTCGTTCATAACTTTTTCTAGTTTTGTACGATATTTTCTTTTTGCCATTTTGTGCCTTTGAGTAAAATGACATACTAAAAGCCAACCAATATTCACATTACGGTAAAAGTCCAGGAAAAGCTTCCTGAATAATCTTGTACGTTAGTCCTTTTACTTTCAAATCCTTGAGAAGCATGTTCATGAACACATCAGCTTCTTTCGCTTCAAGAGCCTCTAGAATTTGAATTAGAATATGCTGACGGCGGATGTCTGTCAAAGTTTTTGGAGCCTTTGTTGACCCCTCAACAAATAGATATACTCTTTTCAACTCCACATCAATTGTAGAATAACCCATACCAGGAGGAGCATCTGACCTCCTGTAAGATGGCTTAGACTTGATAACAAAATTTATTGCAGGATGAAATGCCCCTTGCAATACATCCAGTAATGCTGGTCTAGCATTCTTTTGCAATACTGCGATTTTGGCTGCGCGATCTGGTGCGCGTTCAAAATCCATAAAAATCTCATACATGTTCTGTTTCATTAAAATTCATCCAAAACTTCAATTAGGTTTTTCATTCTTTTTTCGATAAAGTAGGTCATCATCTTTTGTTTGCTGCCAGTTTTAGTGCTATCATATTTTTCTACGATAGAGGCCTTCAAGGCTTCTGGAATAAAATCAAGATCGACCAACATCTGATTGCGCTTATATCCCCTTAGAAGGATTTCGTTCGTACAGAAATCTTCTGGGTTCTGATTAAGCCACTCAGACAGCTTCTTGGTATTTATAGATTTCTGCCTGCCACCAAGAGCAAAAACGTTATCGGGAGACAAAAAGTTTGGAATACCATCGCCTCTGTCGCCCTTGATAATATGCTCTTTCACATACTGCTTAGGATCATCCACTTGAATGAACTTCTTTAGAATAGGGCTATACTGAGTGACATTCTGATACTTCTGCAACTGAACAAAATCTTTATCAGAGGAAAGAATAAGAACTTCACCACTAGAAGCCAGTCTTGGAGCCAAGACGCCGATGATATCGTCGGCCTCAGCACCCTCAACATCAATCACCTTGTATGGGAAATATTCTTTTAGTTCGTCCCGAATCTTGTTCAGAGTTTCGAAGATTAGAGTCCAGTTAAGATCGGACTTCTCACGATCCTTTTTACGATTAGACTTATAGAAAGGAAAGTATTCTCTCCGCCAATACTTCTTGGAGTCACAAGCAATGATGATTTCACCATACTTGGACTTGAACTGTTTAATATATGAACGAAGACTGTTGAGTACCATATGCCTAATCAGATTTTCTTCCAGTTCCATTTTTGGACTAGAATTAATCTGCTGCATCAAATTAGAAATTAGAACCTGATTTAGGTCTATCAAGATTGCCATAATATTGTCCTTTATTACTACGTAAGTATATAGTAATCAGTCTGCGTTGTCAAGTATTCCAATATCGTTGGCATCTTCAACCACGATATCGCCGCTTTCTTCTGGCAATGTTAGTTCTGTATCTAAGGTTTCACCCTTTTTCACAATGATCACACTTTTTTCGATGAAGTCATGTAAATGATGCTTGAGAGATAATGAACGATAGATAGTTGACTTGATTGCTTCTACAGTAAACGAAAAGTCCTTTTCAAATTCAGGACCTTCTGTTTCAATGCCATAGTTTTCAAGTAGTGATAAAGTTCCATCAATAAAGTCAACTAAAATTCCATCAGCAAAGTTTTGGCGGCCCTTTTCTTTTGCCGCTTCAATCTCTTCTATATGCGGCTGGACTTCTCGGACGATTTTGTTTTTTGGAAACTCGAAAACATTTGTCATTTAATAATCCTTAGTAGAATGGTCTCATTATTTATGCGACCGTTCGCTTCCCTCGGCTTACACTTGATTTCTTCCATGAACTTGCGAAGAACGATCTTGCCACCGTCAAGCAACTTGTTCACTTGTTCAGTCGGCTTTCGCAGCTTCTTGACAATGGAGGTTTTCTCATCAAAGCCGATTATTGTGCTACCCTTGACGTTAAGCCCAGCAGGGCCCATAGCATTGTAAACAGCCATAGTTCGATATTTGGTATTGAACACCCAAAGTTGATTGCATCCAATGATCTGCTTCGGATCGACTGAAACGACATTGTAGGTTTCATCCTTCTCTTTGTACTTGAGTTTGGCCACAAGAACAGAAGCAGGCTTTTCCTTCTTCTTGCGTGGCTTACGAATAGCCTTTGCGATGACTGAACGAGTTTCAGCCGCTGAGATGATAGACTTGATGAACTCAATATAAGCCTTGAGTTTTGGCTTAGTCCAATGTGAATAGCCTTCTTTCAGTTGTGCATCTTTGCCTTGCAGGGCATCGAATGCTTCCGAGTAAAGAGGCTTGTAATAATCCGCAATGCGTTGTGCAATCTGCGGCTTCACATCATTTTGAGAGAGCCAATCAGAGGCTTTGAATTGAGTGCCGTTACGATAGTAGTTGTCCAGATGGACTTCGATATCGGCAATCAATTCACTAGCCCGATTGGCCACTCGCTCCTGAATGGAGATTACTTGCTTGACTTCTTCTTTGG